GTATAGGGTTGTTTAAAGACTTTCAATTAACCAAACCAAAAGAAGAAATTATAATTAATGGAGTGAGTTTTTTATTGGTTGACCCTGCAAAAGTTGGTATAGGGTGGCATATAGATATTAGTAACTCAGACTTACAAAATGACCCTAGTCGATTAGCTAGTTTGATGTATATAGAAAAGGGTACAACATACGGGGAGCTTGATGAAAATTTAAACATGAAATACTCAAATCAAAAACGTGCGAAACTCTTTGAACAACATATGCCACTACCCGACTATCTTAATTTGGTTAGTTTTTTTTTGCGACAATCAATCGAATTAATGAGCAGCTCTATGGTCCACAAAAAGACGAGGATAAGCCTACTAAGGGCGGTGAGAGGTTTGTTTGGGAAAAACTAATCCACTATCTGAGTAAAGAATATAATCAAACGTGGGAGCAAATAGTGAAATGGAATATATTTACTTTCAATCATAGGCTTAAATTTATTAACTTTACCAAACAAGAAGAAATAAAAGTAATCCAACGTGAAAGACGGTGATATAGCAAGTAGTTTAAATTTTGGTAGGTCAGAGGATATTTTAAAGAATACCTCCGACAATCCAATGACTGAACTATTACTAAGACTTACAAACGAGCTTATAGTAGATTGGCGTAAACAATTGCAAGTACCTAATTCAAAAGGTCACAAACCATATGCAACAGGGGATTTAACTCAATCGTTTCAACCTTTAAAACTTTCTGAAAGAGAAATAGCAACTACAGCCTCACAACATTGGAAGTATATTAACTACGGTGTGAATGGTACTATGGTTAACAGAGGGGCTCCGACTCATGGTAAAGCTCCAAAAGGTAACCTATCGTTTTACGATGCTATTTACAAGTGGATAGGAGATAAGGGTATCGTACCAGATGAAGGAATGACACGTGAACAATTAGCTGGTGCAATAGTTAACAGTGTTAGATTGAAAGGTATTGAAGCAACTCACTTCTTTGATAAGGTACTAACACCGCAAAGAGTTGAAGAAATGGGTCAAAGAGTTAGTGACCTAGTAGGAGAGGCAATTAAAATAGTAATAAAAAAACCTAAATAAATGGCTATAACGATAACACAAAGCCCACAAAAGTACACGCCAAGTGATAACCCTGTAGTATTTGAATTTAAGCAACCTCTAACAGCTAGCGGAAACGATAAATACAATGTTTCATTCGTGGTTAAAACGTTTATTAACGGTGCTGAAATAGGCACTTTTGAGGTATTCCCCGAATTAGTAACTAGCGACTTTTTTGGAAAAATAAATTTAAGCGATAAAGTTAGGGCGTATATAGCAAATCATTCTGTAAGTAATGCAACGGCAAGCCCTGTTTTTGTATATGATACTCAGAATTACGTTGAAACTTATATAACTATTTACGAAAAGTATTCTACAGATCCTAACGTAGAACCCACTACGCAAACAACAGGAGTAACCAGTGTTACTGTAATACCGTTTAAAGGGTCTTTAAGTAGATCGGAGTTTAAAGTTTGGGACTATACTATTTACAAAAAGGGAGGACTAGGTAAAAAATTCTTAACGGATAAATATAACACTGATTTATTTGGAGCTACTGTTTACTCAGTGACTGAGAAAAAAGGAGGCACAGCAATCTTATCATGGTTAGATAATAGTGATTTAGATACGCCTGCAAATTATTACGTGAAATTCATTTACTTACTTCCAAGTGGTAACGTAACACAAACGACAACCTTTAACACAGCTTATCAAGGTGCAGTTTCTGCATTACGATTTAACTTAGATGAGCAACTAGATCTAGGGAATATTACACAAGCAACGTATGACAATTGTACAGGTGTACAGATAGCAGTCCAAGACTTATCTAACGTGGGTATTATGGGAGTGTATGGAATTACTTTCTCAGATGTTTGTTTCGATAAGGGTGCAAATATTCTTTGGTTGAATAAGTATGGATCATACGATAATTTCAGATTCACATACAATTCCAGATATAAAGCGAAGATTGAAAGTAAATCATTCAGCAAAAAGCAAGGCGAATGGAATGCCTCAACTAACACGTACAACGTAAATAATAACACGTTTGGTAAAATAGACTATTTAAAAACAATTACTAAACAATTAGAGTTATCCTCCGACTGGTTAGATGAGACTACTCAAAATTGGTTAGTGCAATTGTACGAAAGTCCTTTGATCTATTTAAACGAAAGTACCGAGATGGAAAATGTAGTCGTAACTGATTCGAGCTACCAAGTGAAACAATTTGAACACGACGAGCTATTTAATGAAGTGATAAACATTGAATTTACTGATTATAAAAGTATTACATTATGAATAGTAGATTAGTTGTAAATGGGTACGAATTAGATTTAAGCGACAATATTGCAGTACCTTTGAATTTGTCCATCACTGATGTTAAAGAACCAGAGAAACGTAAACGATCCTTTTCAAAAACTTTGATGTTAGAAGGGACTAGTAATAACATGGCTTTCTTTCTTTCAGCTTATTCCTTAGACATAAACATTGAAGAAAGTACAAACATTCAATTCACGCCGAATTTGAGGTATGATTGTGAGTTTTTTAAGAATGATTTGAGGGTATTTAAAGGTAAATTTAAGCTCAATGAAGTAAAAGTCTTAAATAATAACTACTCTTTTGATTGTAATCTAATCAGTGAAACTGTAGATATTTTCGCTAAGTTAAAAGATAAGAAGTTGAATGAGTTGGACTGGTCCGAATATGATCACAACCTTACTAGGACCAACGTTATTAAGTCATGGAATGAAGGCATTAAACTAAACGGAGTTGATAACAGAAACTTTGGATCTGATACGAGAGGTTACCAACCTAAATCATACGGGTATATTTACCCACTTGTGGACTATGGTTATAACATGGTTGGTAATTCACCTTTAAATTTTAGAATAAATCAACTATACCCTTTTATATACGTAAAAGAGGCGGTTAAGAAAACGTTAGACTTTGCGTTAGAAGATACCAATATTGAAGTAGATTATACCACTACTTTCTTTGAAAACGAAAACATGAAGAAACTGATATACGGTTTTGGAGGCGGTGAACAAAATAAACTAAATCCAGATCAAGTAAATCAATCCCAAGTATTATTTAACGATGCTACTAGTTTTGGTTTTTTTCCTTCAAAAAATAGCGGTGGTCAATATCTTTTTTCAACTCAATCTAATATACTAGATGAATTTGTTTTCACACCTACTTATGATGTAAATATTTTAAATCAAAACAACGGGCGTATTACTATGAATATGCCTGGAAAGTATAAACTTACATTTTCTGCTGAGTGTGTTTATAATACTTCTATTCCATCTGGTTATAAATCTGTTGTATTTAACACGTTTAATGAAATTATTGTTTATGTAGATGGTCAACAGGTGTACAGATATCAATGGAAGCAATTAATTGATGTTGTGACTCCTTTATCTTTCACTACTAACTTAGATATTAAAACAGGTCAACAGGTTTATTTAGAATTTATATTTGCTGGTGGGTGCACTTCAAATGGATTTACAAATACACAATCATTCTCATTAAGCTTTTCAAACACAGATTTTGAACTGATAGCGAGTAAAGATGCAGTATTAACCGACAATTCACCTGTTAGTTTATCTTCATCTATTCCAGATATTAAATGTTCTGAGTTTTTAAAGGGTATTTTAAACCTTTTTTACGCTTATATGAGTGACCCTATTTATGATCCTGTTACTAATAAGTCAACAATAACAATAAATTCGTTTATCAACTACTATAAACCACAAGAAGAGTACGACACATGGACTGATTTAATTGACGAAAGTAAAGATATTACAATACAATCAAATTCACTTGTTGAGGGTAATATATATCAATACACTTTCAGCGAAGAAAAAGACGTTCTAAATGCAAAATATAGGGATTTAGTTGGTATTGGTTATGGTGAAAAACAGTTGGAAATTGAAACATGGTTAAATGGAGTCGTAAAATTCGAGCTACCTTTTAATACATACGTACCGTACAAAATTGAAAACAGCCAATTAATTTATCCTATTGTTAAAGAACAAACAACAGACTCTAATAATGTGACTACTTCAAAACCTTACAAGGGTAAAGGAATGCTTTGTTTCTATAATGGTTTAAGAAGTGGCGTAGTAAACATATACAACGCTGAAGGCACAGCGACAGGAGACTGGGAAATTAAATATGATTTTCCTATGATTCACCACTTAAGATTTAAAGACAATTATAATTTCGAGCCTTTGTTTGATTTACATTTTGCACCGAGAAACGCAACCTTTGACGGTATTAAAGCAGTACCTAGCGTAAACACGTTCACAAAATACCATGAGAAATTCCTAAACGAAATAACCTCGATTGATTCTAAATTAGTAACTTTATACCTTAAGTTAACCTACAAAGATATTAACGAATTGGACTTTGCAAAACTAAAATTAATTGACGGTGTTTTATACCGATTGAACACTATCAAAGATTTTGATTCAGACGCTTATGGGACAACAGAAGTCGAACTAATTAAATACCTAGGATAATGGCTATCGTAAACGTAAAGCAATTTGAAGATTACATTCTACAATTTTGGGACGTTAGCGTTTCAGATTTATGGTATAATGGAAGTTACATAGAGATCAATTCAAACGATACCGTAACAGGTGAATTCAATACTCAGCTAATTATCGATGCTCAAGGTTCAGGAACGTATGCAGCGAGTATATGTGATAGTGCAACCGACGGGGGCAAAACAGATTGGTATTTACCTAGTATAGATGAGTTGGTAATCTTATACAATTCAGGATATACAACAGCAAACACAGCATGGAGTAGTACCGAAGTTGACGGCACGGATGCCTATGTGGTAGATCTGGACACGGGGGATGTGTTAGTTTCAGATAAAAACGTTAGTACGTTAGTTTTAAAGTTTAGAAAAGAATATACTAGCGACTACGTAACGATTGAAAGAATGAACGTACAAAGTAAAAACGCCCCTATATTAAGAGGTGGTGAAAATAATAGTGATGAAGACGTTTATAAAATGTTAGGGGGTATAAATGGAATAAGTAAAAATTCAAATATATTGACAAATGAGTGATGAAACTAGGAGAATAATTATTAAAAAAGGAGCGGGTACACCGACAATTCCAACAAGTCCAGACCATAGAGACGGGTCATGGTTAAGTACTGATATCTATGAAGGTGAACTTTATTTAGATACAGTAAACGGATTGAATTACACACGTTACGGAAGTACTATCGTAGAGCTATTCCCAACGTCAACAGGTTTGGGAGGTAATGAATTTGTATTTGTATTCAGTAAACTAGATTTACCAACGCCTGTTAGTGGTGTTATTACGCTTGTAGATAATTATACTTACTTCATTACTAAAACTATTGACTTAACGGGTGATCGTTTAGTATGTGGTATTAATAGCGTAATAATCGGAGGTAGTTCTGAAAACTGTATATTAAAAAGTACGGGATTAAGTAGCTCAACCGCTTTGATTAGTTCGGTTTATTCTTTACCTATTCGTAACATTACGATTACTCATGGGACCGCTTTAAATTTGGACGGTGATGGCACTACAACCGCACTCGATTGGTTTGGGGTTAACTTTACGGATTGTGCAACAGTAGGAACTATCAAAGATTACACCAACTTTGTGATGAGTGATAGTGCATTCTTAAATAGTGGGAACCTAACATTTGACGGTACTATCGGAACGATCGGAATGAGCAACTGTTTATTTGATTGTGCGACAACTTCGACGGCTTTAATTTTTCCAAGTACCTTAACAATATCTAGAAGGATAAGAATTATTTACTCTTCATTCATAGCTTTAACAGGTGAAACAGCAATCAATTTAGATACAAGTGCAACAATATCAAATGAGAGATATATTTTAGATACTGTAAACTTTAGCGGTGGCGGAACTTATATAGCTGGTGTAACTCACACCGATAACAAGGCTTTATTCGTTAATTGTGTTGGTATTACTAATACTTCTACTAAAGGGTTTATGTATATGTTAAATAATACAACAGATACAGCAATCGGAGTGGCAAATGCTAACGTATGGGTCAAGGCAACAGGAACGACAACAAGTGGGACAAATTCAAAATTTACACATACGACCAATAGACTTACTTATAATGGGGCTTTTACAAATTCATTTTTAGTAACAGTAAACGCAACTGTAAGGAGTGCTGGAACTAACCAATTAATTAGTATTGGCGTAGCTAAAAACGGGACTACATTTGCTGAAAGTGAAGGTATTATTAGAACAACAACCGCCAATGTAGAACATGGAGGAAGTACTCAGGCAGTTGTTGAAATGGTTGCAAATGATTATGTAGAATTATATGTTAGAAATACAAGTTCAACAGATATTCGAGTAACAGATTTTAACTTTAACGTTGTAAAAATACCAGTATAATGGCACAAGAAGAAATTATTTTTAAAGTAGGAGTTGACACGGGGGATTCAGTCCAAGACGTTAACAAGGTAGGGGATGCAATTGAAAATGTAGGTAAGGACGCAAAGAAAACAGATGGGTCATTTGTCAACCTTAGAAAGGAATTAAAAAACCTTACCGTACAATTACAGAACCTAGACCCTGCTAGTAAAGAGTTTGAAACAGTTGCAAAACGTGCTGGTCAAATAAAAGAACAAATGCGTGGAGTTGCTGATGCTATAAACGACGCTGATCCAGAAAAGTTTGGAGGTAAATTTCAAAGAACTGCGGAGGGAATTGCTGGAGCGTTTTCAGCGGTAACAGGTGCACAAGCGTTATTCGGTCAACAATCGGAAGAAATCGAAAAGCAAATGCTAAAAGTTCAGGGAGCTATTGCCTTAACACAAGGTATTAGTGCAATGAAAGAACTACGTAATGATGCTACTGATTTAGCTGGTTCGATAAAAAACAAAGTTGTAACAGCTTTTCAATCCTTAAATGCTTCTCAAATAGCAAACGCACAAGCTACGGGTACAATGACAACCCTACAAAAAGCGTACAATGTAGTTATTGGTAGTTCAACAGGTGCTTTAAAAGGCTTTAAATTAGCTTTAGCGTCTACAGGAATAGGTGCTTTAATCCTTGCTGTTGGTTATTTGATAACAAACTTTGATAAGTTAAAAGGATCAATGAGTAAAGGACTAACAACCGCTAAAAGTTTTGAGACATCCACAAGTAGACAAGCGGAGGCGGCACGTTATGCAAGTGATAACTTTGCTGAATATGAAAGAACATTAAAACGTTTAGGC